CACCCCCCACCCTGTCGGTTCTCTACGACGCCCCTAACGCTTATCTAGGTGCGCCCCTTGTTTTGTTTGACTTTTTCTAACCCGTTGGGACTCCGGGCTTTCTGAAATATATATATTGTAGGATTTGTAGTGATCAGTGTTACTGTTCATGGCTTACCCCGTAGACTCTAGCCGGATCACGCTTTAACTCATCCCTTCCCTATTAAAGCGCGCCACTGGGCCACTTTAATTGACTGAATGGCACTTGACTCGTGGTATGTGGAATTTTATTCACGATGCTGTTCATGGGTCGATTAGTAGCACTGTTCACGGGGAATGCTTTTATAATTCATATATATATAATAAATAAGCCTTGACAATTCAAATTGAACATGATATATTATAATAATGAAAGGAGGTGATTAACGATGGCTAAGAAAACCACACGAAAAGCAGTCTATGTTCCATCAGAAATATGGAATTGTCTCGACGCTGATGCCAAAAAGAACTATGATACTGTTACAACTGTGTTAAAAAACGTTCTAATTTCCCACTACGGCGCAGAAGGAATCAAAAATAATAATAAAGGAGGAAATACCACGAAAACCGCTACGGATGTAGATGGGTTGTTGGATGAAGATGAGAATGATGATGAATTTTAATTCAATTTTTAATTATTTTTATAAGTTATTATTATTATCTAAAAGGAGGCCTTCAATGGCTACAAACGATTACACAACACAGCAGGTCCCGGGCGGCTGGGGAGTCAGCGTTGGGCCCGGGGCGCTGACAGGCGGTATAGACTATACCGTAGGCAGTCAGCAGCCGTACATCACAACGACAACCGACAATACGGGGACCATGTGGTTGGATGAGGCAGGGGACGCTCAGGTGTCCGCACCAGGCCTGAGGGTGGACAAGGAGTGCATCAAGGAGGCGATCAGAGAGCTCTTTGAGGAGCAAAGGGAGAAGGACCCGGGTTTCGGGCAATGGCTGGTCAACAAGTATGGAGGGAAGTGAAATGAAGATGAACGAGATCGTATTGACAATTCTACAGCTTGCCGCGCCCATTTTCTGCTTTGCGGTAGGTCTAGTATGGCAAGGAGTGTTCCTTACAGTGTGGCTCGTGCTCTTTGGGCTCACAGAATGGATACTGAAAGTAAAAACAGGCAAGACGCTGTCTCAGCACGTATGGTCCAAGCCTATGTGGGTGCGAGTGGTACTGAGCGTGCTCATGATTGGCGGGATGGTTGCGCTAGGATGGCACTTCATATGGGGGTAGAGGATGGTCAAGTCACGAGTGAAGAGGTGCGTATTCTGCAATAAGCCATTGAGCATCTATAACCCAAACCCCTACTGCTTTGCGGATAGGGCCAAGGGGATAGAGGCCATATGGACAGCTAAAGAGAAAGCGGTCTTCAAGAAGCACAAGGACCAGCTTAAATATATAGAGAAGAAGAGAATAGAGAGGGAGGCTATCAAACGTGCAAAGCGTGTTTCCGATCGTAATAATAAGCCTAAGTTACGCAGCAAGCGTAGTGTACGCAGTGCATACTAAGATGGTGCCGGCACTGTACTGGTTGTGCGCTGGCACTCTGAATGTGGCGGTGCTAATTATGTCAAAAAGGTCTTGACAATTCGGTGTTGCAGTGGCACACTACATATATGGAACGTTCTCTTATAGATACGTACATATTATACAGAATAAACCCGGACAATGATGGGAAGGCAGATAGCTTCTTCGCATCGTCGTTCGGGTTTTCTGTTAAAGAGGTACGTGCGGCTAAACGGAAGAATAGGGACTGGGCACAAAAAGTCTTAGAGTCACGCAGAGCGTGCTATGCAGAGCAGATCATGGGCATAGACAAGGCCATGTTCCAATCTGCCAAGACAGGAGACACCAAGGCGGCCGACCTCCTGTATCGCCGCTTCGACGGGTGGAATCCCAAGATCGTCGAGCAGAACAACAACTTTTACAACTTCTCAGACATTGTTAAGGAGTTGAAAGGCAGTAGGAACAATAGGCTTAGGAAGGACGTCGACAATGGGTAAGATGCAAGATATGAGAGACTTTCAGAAGCGTGCAGCGAGGGGAGACCCAAGAGCTATGCGGGACTTTGCGACGGGTAAGGTACCACTGCCGGTGAGGTATAGACCCGCTGAGAAAGCTACTCCTGTTAAGAAGCCGCCAGTGAAGGCAGGCTCTAAAGCGTTTCGTGATAAGATGAACAAGCAGCAGATTAAACACCCACCATCAGAATCCCCAGCAAAAGCCAAAGCCCAGACGAGAAACGCGAGTGCAGTGGACAAATACTTTGGCGGCTCCAAGAGAGTACCGAAGAACAAACAATATGAGTTCGATTTCAAGAAAGGTGGCAAAATCCGACTAGAGAAAGCATTCAGGAAACCTAGCGGAGGCACGAGGGGAATTAGTGGTAAAGGCGGTGGAGGAGGCATAGGGAATATCTTTGATTCTGGAACGGGGACCAGAGTAGGGAAAAGGCGACCTGGTCAATGACAAAAGAAATAAGCCCCGAAGACATGAAGCTTCTCTTCGAGAGGAGCCAATCCGACCCAGTTTTCTTTTGTGAAAGCATATTAGGGGTTGAGTTATGGGAAAAGCAAAAACAAATAATCGAAAGCGTAAGAGACAACACGAACACCTGTGTGGCGAGCGGCCATGTGGTTGGAAAAACGTTTGTGTCGGCGTGTACCACACTTTGGTTCCTATTCACCCACTATCAGGCACGGGTGATTACAACTGCTCCCACAAACAGGCAGGTCGAAAGTATTCTGTGGGCAGAGATTTGGAGCTTGTACAACAATTCACGGGTCCCCTTAGGGGGGCGATTGCTGAAGACTTCTCTTAATATAGAGGAGAAGTGGTTCGCTCTTGGTTTGTCGACTGACGATCCTGATCGTTTCCAAGGACACCATGCTAAGCATGTGCTGCTTGTCATGGATGAGGCGCCCGGGGTGGACCCGAAGATATATGAGGCGGCACAGGGTATTCTTACCCAAGACCATAGTAAATGTTTGTTGATTGGAAACCCGACTTCCTCGTCGGGGCCGTTCTTTGATAAGTTTAGCAACAAGATGTGGAAACCTTTTTATATCTCTTGCTATGACTCACCCGCTATAGAAGAACCGGAGAAGTACCCGGCGCTGACGACAATGAAGTGGATACTTGAGAGGAAAGAGGAGTGGGGAGCGCATTCACCGATGTTTGTTTCACGTGTACTCGGACAGTTTCCAGAAGAAGGGGAGGACACGCTGATACCACTCGCATGGTGTGAGCGTGCAGTGATGCGTGGGCAAAAGAAAGTTAAAAAGGAGTTGCAAACTGAGAAGATATATTTAGGATTAGACGTAGCTAGATACGGTACGAATAAGACCGTTCTTACAACGTATCAGCCCGACAGAGTAAAGAACATTACGTCTATCCAGAACCGGTCAACAATGAACGCTGTGAACCTCGTAGTTAAGGAAGCGATCACGGCCGGTGCGAAGCTGATGCAGGTGACCGTCGATGATACCGGACTCGGCGGTGGGGTTACAGATAGGTTACGTGAATTGGGCTATCCGGTCTTGGCAGTGAACTTTTCGCAAAAACCTACGGACCCCATTCACTTCCGTAGTATACGGGATGAGATATTTTGGAACTTGAGAGAGCTGTTCAGAGCGAATGAGATTGAGTTACCGCAGAACGACCACCTCCTTGCGCAGTTGTCAGCTATGAGATACAAGATCAACGCGCGGAGTGGTAAGATTGAGATTGAGAATAAGGATGAGATGAGGAAACGAGGACTAGCCAGTCCGGATGAAGCTGACAGTCTAGCTATTGCAGTGTGGGGAGCCAGAAGGATGAGAGGCTCGACAAGATTTAGACGTACTACATCAGTACGCAACAACCAATACGAAGACAAGGTATATTACTAATGCCACAGGATGCTCAGAAATACTTGGACCCAGGTGCTATAGCAGGAATGGGCGCAGAGACCTTTGACCCAATACTCAATAAGAGTGCGTATAGGAAAGGTTATTTGAAGAATGTAAGAGGGACTGTGGGGAAGGCTGCTAAGATCGGTATAGAAAATGCGGCGTTAATGAAGGGGACACATGGTCAGATAATGAACTCTTCCTTCAAAGATATTAGCCTTAATCCACATATGAATCCAGTTAAGGAGTTTCAGCAGTACTCATATCCGCAAGAGATAAAGTACACCCCTCCCAAAAACTATAAAGCTACAATGTCTGGTACTGGACGCGGTATGTTGAAACTGTTGAGGCAAGGCAGTCAGGTGGATAATCCTATGGGTGGTTATCTTGAGCATGGGCGTGGTAAACTTGATTATCAGGGACAACGAGCAGGAGCGTCAGCAGCGGCTTCACAGAACTTCGCACCAGCTATCGCTATGTTAATTGACCAGATACTAGCAATGGGATTTGATAAAGGACAGGGAATGCAGGATTTCAACGCATCAGCTAATAACGACCTGATAGCACAGCAAGAGAACGATACATCTAAAAGTATAGCGCGTATGTGGCAGATGGACCCTGTAAAGGGACGAAGTATGTTAGATCAGTTTCAGGCCGATGCACAGCCAAGACCAAATCAATACTTGCATTAAGGAGGATGTTATGGGCGGAAGTCAAATTAAAGTAAGAAAAGGTATGCGGGGCAAGGGAGGCAAGAAGAAATAATGGCTAATCGAGAGATAAGAGATGAACGTGAGTTAGGGGATGCGATTGACAATTCCCTGGATGGAAGCCAGACTCCGCTGAACCCTCTTCTCCTTAAGCTTGATCCTGAAAAGCAGAAGGCTCTTGTGACTGTCATTATGGAAGATTACCGTAATGCCATGGAGGCACGTGAGACTACTGATTGGGGAACGGACCATGCTGGTAAAGGTATTGATTTTGACACAAAGTACGCTGATTTGGTGAACCTTTATGAAGGTGATGATGTGATACGGCCTGAATCATGGATGTGTGGCCGCTCACTGAAGATTGCCCAGTCTATCGTAGAGATGCTAGTTGCGCGTCTCTTTCCTGCTATTTGGAACGAAGATACGATGAAGTGGAAGCCGGTTGAGTACACGGATAAGAAGCGTACCGATGATGTTAATAAGATTATGAAGTGGACGGCGGTTGTGTGGATGAAGGTTCGTAGGGATGTCTTGGACTTAGTGCGTACATGTATCAGTATGGGTACCGTATTTACAGAGCCGTACTGGTATGTGAAGAAGCGTGACCTTGGGGATGTGAAGGAAGAGCCTGAGATGGGACCGGACGGACAGCCAGTGATTGATCCAAGCACTGGAGAGGCACAGACTATTGAGACTAAGATGCTTCAGGTGGAGGAGAAGCCTGCGATTAAGAACATCTCGTTAACTGATGTCCTGCTACAGCCTGGGGCTACAGATATACAGAAGGAACCTATCATCAAGAGGGAGAACTTCTATTACTATGAGCTTGAGCAGGAGCAGAACGAAGGCATCGTTGAGAATGTGACTGACAAGCTTAAGGAGTCATTAGATAAGAATATATTCACGAAGTTTGGCGCTGAGCTTGAGAAGGCTGAGAAGGTGCAGGACTTGAATGCCAAACGCAGAAACTCTCTTGTAGAGTGTATTGTGTGGTATGGGCCGTTTGATGCAAACGAGGACGGGTTCCCAGAAGAGATTGCGGTTAGAGTAGCTGTGAAGGATGAGATTTACCTTCAGGGTTTTGAAACTGCCAAGATTTCACGTAAAGGTATCCGTCCGCTAGTCCAGACCAACTTCTTAAATAGAATGTTTAAGGCATTGGGTATAGGTGTACTGGAACAAGTCAAACCTTTGGCCGAGGAGATTGATGCTTGTTTCAGACAGATACAAGATGCGAACACTCTAGGCATCATGAAGTGGGGCTTCTATGATCCTAACAGCGATTATGATCCGGAAGAGCACGTGGCCAAGCCGCGAGCTATGTACCCAGTTACTAACCCACAGCAGAATGTTTATTTCCCAGACATGAACGTCCCGATCGAGCGACTGATCAATGCTATCCGCTTGCTTATGGAGTTCGTGGAGCGCTTGACCGCCGCATCCTCTTACGTTATGGGTAAAGAATCCAATATCGTAGGAGGTTCTGGGACAGCTACTCGAACTCAGGCTATCATGTCGTCTGCTGATGCGCGATTCAATCTCCCCTCTATGAATATGAGAGATGGTGTGGCGGATGTCATGACGCAGATATTCGATTTGTGCTTTCTCAACATGCCTGAAGGGTTGGAAAAGCGTATATTAGGCGAGAATCATGAGCCTGTATTTGAGAGCGGGCAAGCTATTAAGGAAGCATTCTACACACAGATGGACTGCTATCTTGAGCCAAACGCTGCTTTCGGAGATGTGAACACAATGCGGGAGTTATCCACTATACTGTACGATAAGTTCGTACTCGGTGGGAATCCTCTAGTTATAGGGTCAGTTGAGCGGTTATACCACGCATCAGCTGAGGTCTTCAAAGCATACGGAGAAGCTCCTGCTGAGTGGTTGGGGCCAGCACCGACATCTAAGGAGACGAGCGACCCGTACGAAGAGCATACTATTATAAGAGAAGGCAGAGTGATTTCACCTGATCCTCAGGAGAATCACCTTGAGCACATAATGGTGCATAGCCAGATGCTTCAGAATCCTGAGATTATCACATGGCCTAAGGAAGCTTCTGCTACATTGCAACAGCATATTGAGCAACATACTATGTTGATGCAGCAAATCATGCAGTTTCAGCAACAAGGTAAACAGGGGGTGAGTGGTGGTGAAGAAGGCGGACAAGCAGGAGGTGATGGCGGAGCTCAGGGAAAACCAGGTGTTCCAGGAAATGGTAACCCAGCTGAGAGCGCGGCTAAAAGCCAAACGCAAGGAACAACGCTCGGCTCTTCTCCAGTCGGATAACATGGCCGTTTTTCGACTAGAGGCAGAGGTGAATGGTGTTGAAGAAGCGCTGAAGATTTATGACGCGCATTTAACTGACAAAAAGGAGATTCCCACTGTAAACTATTAGTGGAGGTATTATGCCCGAAGATGAGAAGAAAAAACCAGAAGAAGACCTAGAAGAAGATGAAGATTACGAAATAGAAGACGAAGACCTAGGAGACTTAGACGACGAAGATGATGATGATGATGATGATTTAGAAATTGATTTAGAAGAAGATAAGGAAAAGCAGGCGAGGGAAGAGAAGGAGCGCAACAAGGCTTTTGCCAGTATGCGCATTGAGAACAAGAAGCTTGCGGAACAACTTGAGGAAGTGAAGGCACAGGTAAACTCTGTAGCCAGACCAGCTCCTCAGCAGCAGCGTGTAGATGACGGTATCCCGAAGACAGACGCAGAGTGGGATGCGTTGGCAGATAAAGATTGGAAGAAAGCAGTTGATCTCCGAAGCCACATGAATGCGCAGTCAGTGATGGCCAAGAACACCGAAGCAGCGAAGGTTGGAGAAGAGCTTGATAAATCAAAAGCCAAAGTGCTTCAGCGTCACCCTGAACTGAATGATAACGATAGCGAGAAAGCTAAAATCTTCTTACAGGTACTTAACAATAACCCTGATTACGTTAACCATCCGAAAGGTCCTATTTATGCTATGCGGGATATGGAGGAACACATGGAAACGGTATTGGGGTATAAACACAGTGATATTGTATCCGCCGAACGCAGTGGCGCTAAGCGAGAGAAGGATCGGCAACACCGGATTGTACTTAACAAGGGCGGAGGCAAAGTCCCAGCGGGCGGTAAGAATACTGTTACACTGTCTAAAGACGAGGCTGAGTTCTGCAAGTTGCAAGGACTCGACCCCAAGGAGTTTGCTAAAACTAAACGTAAATTAAGTAAATCCGGTAAAGAAGGAGTAAGCATATGAGCCCTAAAAAAGATATTGTCCAAGAATCGCCAGCACAGGTGGAGGCTACTTCGGCGGAGCCTCGTACGATTGAAGTTCTATCGACACAAGATTCGTCAGTTTCTGATCTTGTTAAGGAGGCACCAACCTCAGAGGAGGTTGAACGTGCTGTTGAGTCGATTACAGAACGGAAATTACCGAACATTCTTGAGTTGCCAGAAGAGTGCAAACCGTTGTATAAGGTCAAGTATCGTTTTCGCTGGTTAGCGAAGGATAGAGACCTTGAATCAAAACTCCGTTCCAGCATATGGTCGCTGTGTACGAGAAGTAATTCACCTTACATCAAGAAACACCGTTTCAAATCCCACGGCGCTGTTGAACAGGCTGGGATGCTATTGGCTTTTGCCGCTGAAGACGTAGCGAAGGTTCGTGAGGAGGCGCCTGCGATCCGCAGTGCTGAGTTGGTTAAGCACTATACTACAGAATTAGCGCAGTCCGGTAGTGTTGAAAAGGGTGGTTTCTATAAGCCAGATTCGGCTGATGAAGGTGAATCGGATGATGGAATAGAAATGGACTAAACTAAACTTAAGGAGTGGAAATGGCAAATATCAATTTCCCACGCGGCTTACAGCCGTACGGTAATCTCCTTTGCGTTAAAGAATATACACTGTCCTCAGCGTATGCACAGGACCTCTTTATTTGGGACCCAGTTGAGATTGACGCTACTGGCCGCAATGTTGTTATTTGTACGGCTGGAACCGGAAATCCCATTACTGGGTCTATCGTAGGTATCTACGATGAGAATAAAGTTCCTTTGAATTACTGGGACAGCGGACATGCCGGAATCGGTTACGTTATTGTAGCTGATGATCCGAAGCAGTTGTATATTTCGCAAGGAGATGGTGACACTACTATCCTTACAGTCATTGATGCTAATGGTAACGTCAATCTTATTGACGGAACCGGAAGCACTGTTAACTACAGAAGTGGTTGGCAGATTGATGATTCGGATACAGGTGGAGCTACTGCAGGCGATCAGATTCGTTTGATTCGTCCT